AGACCGCGTACTCCCACCCGCCCAAGCATCGGAAGGTCCTGGAGCTTGAGGACTACATCAAGCGGGCCCGCAACCAGGACCTGGCGTACTGGGGTGGCTTTGTCATCGAAGACCTTGGCATCGTCGATGTGGATAGGGTGGTGGGAAGTTCTGAGATCTTCGGGTCCGATCTTCGGGCTCTCCTCTGTTCGCCCAGCGGCGAGCTGAACGTCGCCTGGTCTGAGACGGCCACTCGGCTGTACCTGGAGAGTCCGGCGATGTCGAACATCCAGTCGCTCTTCGCCGGCATGTGCCAGTTGGCTGCGAGCCACTGGTACGTTCGGAGGTCCACCAATGCCGGCGCCTGACATCGAAGCCCGCCTGGAGGAACTCCGGGAGTACTACCCCTCCGACGAGCACGTCATCCTTGACGAGGCCCTGGAGACGATCCGAAAACTCCGGGCCCAGCTCCGCGAGATCCCCGAGATCGGTTCCCTCAAGGACTTCATCTCGGAGCTCAACCCGGCAGCCCTCTTCATCGACGGCATGGACGAGGCCCTGATGGGCTACGCCGGTCAGTGGGGGTCCCCCATCCTGGCCGTGTACTCGGCCGAGCGAATCGTAGAGATCTTGGCCCGCGATATGAGCTACGAAGAAGCCATCGAGTTCTTCGAGTTCAACATCGAGTGCGCCTACCTGGGCCCAGGGACTCCTCTGATCCTGCACGGCCCGAGGCCCGACTGATGGAAGTCAAGCGGATCCAGACCCGCGAAGAAGGCAATCCGAACTACCCGCTGCCTGCGGACTACGACACCCTGACCGAGGACGGTCAGCGGCAGGCCCGGGTGAACGCATGTCGCCAGTGGCTCCTAACGGAGGACGATCCTGTCCGCCGGGGAAACAACCTGGTCTCGTCGGTCTGGTTCTTCGACCGCTTCTACCTGTGGCCCGACGAAGAGGCCGACTTCAACCCGCTGTTCTACGACGATATGCCGCTGGAGACGCCGGACTTCCACTGGGTCCTGCTGCGCCAGTGGGCTGCCTACCGAATGACGGCGGCCGTTGCGCCCCGTGGTTCCGCCAAGTCGTACCTCAACTGCAAGGACATGCTGCTCCGGCTGTTGACTCGGCCTGCATATTCCTTCGTTTATGCAACGTCGACGCACCCGAATGCCCGCGAGGTTGGCGAGCGCATCAAGCGCCAGTTCATCCACAACGACCGGATCTTCAACGACTTCGGTCCAGAGTTCGATGACAACCGGATCATCCCCCGCCGTGGTGAGGGCTCCTTCAGCACGGAGCACATGATCATCGGCAACGGGTCCTGGCTTCGCCTGCTCAGCGCCTCCTCGAAGCAGCGTGGTGGACGCCCCCGTCGCTACCGGCTGGACGATCCCGAGTACGACCCGAAGAGCTCGACACCCATGTCCGTCCTTCGGGCCTACATGGCGGAGCTCCTCTTCAAGATCGTGATCCCGATGGTCACCCGTCCCGACACGGGCGTGGACTGGGTGGGTACGTTCGTCTCGAAGCGCCACTACCTCTGGCATGCGATGCAGCTGGAGGATACGCCCGAGGGCGCGCGCGCGAAGGACCCCCGTTTCAACCGTTGGTCCCGCCTCGTGATCCCGGCGGCCATCGAGGAGAACGGCATCATGACCTCGTGCTGGCCTGACATGTGGCCAGCCACCCGAGCTGACCGTCTTCAGCTGGCGGTCACAAAGCCCCGCTTCAAGGAAGCCCTCTCTCTCGAAGAGATCCGGGAAGCCATCGGTTCCGGCAACTTCGCCTCGGAGTACCTGGCAGCCCCTGGCGATGGCGAGGGCTCCTTCTTCGGTGACCTGGACGATGTGGCCCACGGCTACCGCTACGAGGAGATCGATGACCGCCTCGACAGGCCCCACCACTCCAGCGCCTACATCTCGTGGTACGAGCGCCACGGCGAAGAGATGCGGCCGATGCGGATGCCGATCCAGGAGTTCCTCTCCCGGTACGCCCGGATCTTCATGACCTCCGACACCTCCCACACTTCCGGGAAGGACTCGGACTACAAGGTCGCCTGCCTGATGGCGGTCACGCCCCAGAACGATCTCTTCGTCCTGGACCTCTGGGCCCGCCAAGGCCCCGAGTCCGATCTGGTGAAAGCGATCTTCGATATGGCCGACCGCTGGCTGTGCCCGACGGTCCACCCCGAGGCCATCCGCCAGGGTGTCTCGCTCTACAACGCCCTGTCCTCCATCGTCTCGACCCGCGCCAACGACATGGCCGGCACGGCCCACCTCCCCAAGATCGTCAAACTCAACCCGGGCATGGCCGAGAAGCAGGAGAAGATCTCCGGCCTCCAGTTCCGGTTTGAGCACGGCAAGATCAAGTTGCCCCTCTGGCGACGGGACCAGCTCCCCTGGCGTTTCCTCTTCGACCAGATCGAGTCCTTCAACCCGGAGGCCCAGGACGGCGGTCTCGAAAAGGACGATTGCATCGACGCCGTCGCCATGTCCCAGTTCATCCTGAAGGGTCGCCTCTCCAAGGGTCCGACCCCCACTGCCGACAAGACGCTGTTCGAGCGCCTGCGGGATGGCGACTATTACGAGAACGGCACCCACATCGGTGAGGGCATCCCCCTCGAACTTCTGTCGGCGGAACAGGTCAACGAGATCCTCGATGCACGAACCCCAACCGGTCGCCCAACCCGTAAGACCAGGATCTGAATCGAAGGTCCCCCAGGCCCTGTTCGAGGTGATGGCCCGCTGGTACTTTGGCGGCACCCCAGAGAAGGAGCCTCCTCAGCATCGTTCTGGCGACAACATCGTCACGGTTTCCGATGCTTGGTTTGGGATCCTCTGCCTCTCCTACTTCGGTAACGGCCCCCGTCACCCAAGTACGGCGATCAGTGGGGGTATCCCAGGCCCGATGGATCTCCCCAAGCGGGAGGAAGTCGTGCAGTACGCGGAGCTTCGGAAAGTTCCGCAGATGGTTCCAGGGGGGTTCGCGGCAAAGAAGGCGCAGGTAAAGCATGGCAAACGACCCGATCAAGCTGACCAAGGATCCGATGGCCCTGGCTCGGATCATCGACGAGCACTGCGAACGGGAGATGAGTCGGCTGGCCTACCGCCGGGCGACCTGGCTGGTAGCCCTCTACTACATGATGGGGGCGCGTCAGTTTGACGTCTTTGACCCCGAGAGCGGCACCGTCCGATATTCGTACCTCGATGAGGAGGACCGGCTGGAGTTCCAGTCGAGCGAGCTCCTGAGCGCGGTCGACAAGATCTCGGGCCGTCTCTCGAGCCTGGACTTCCGGCCCCTCGTGATGCGGGTCGGCTCCTCCCTGAGCTCGATCCGGCAGCGGTCGATTGCCCAGATCATGCTGGATCAGGTGATCTCGGACCACCAGCTCCAGCGGGTGGTGCCCCAGTTCAACCACATCTTCGCCCTTCTGGGCTCCTGTGGCATCACGGGCCACATGGTGAACCACCCGACGGTCGGCCTTACGGCGGACCTGGAAGTCGTTCACCCCATGGAGCTGTTCCCATTCCCGAGTCTGGGCCAGGACTACACGAAGCAGCGCGGCCTCGTGCGCCAGCGGATGGTCTCCATCGAGTTCCTGAAGGACGTCTTCGGCCCCAAGGTCACTCGGAACAAGGAGAAGCTGGAGTACTACACCGTCAAGCCCGGCGAGTCGTTTGAGCAGGAGAACGAGAACGAGTACACCCTCGGCACCAACGTCTCGTACTCAGACGATAAGGTCGTGGGTCACGACCCCAAGACTGACGCGGTCGAGGTGGTCAAGGTTCGCGAGCTCTGGCTGAAGGGCCCCCGCGACACGGTCTCCCGGTACATCGTCACCAGCGGCGAGTACGTCATTCACGACGAGGACCTGGAGGGCCGTGAGGTCTACTGCCCCATCGGCTTCGCCCGCTTCATGGAGAACGGGTCGTTCCACGGTGCCGGCTGCTTCGACCTTCTGTTCCCGCTGTGCCGCGAGGCCGAGCGCCTGCAGAAGTCGCTGTTCCACAACATCCGGGACGTCGACCGCTACGGCGTCCTTGTTCTGCCCCACGGGTCCTTCAACGCGAACACCATGCTCCGCGATGTGGGTGAGGGTCTTCGGGTCTTCCCTTGGGAACCCGACCCCATCAGCGAAGGCTTCCGCCCCTTCAACATCACCCCCTTCAACTCGGGCGACGTTCCGGGCCGGGTGTCCCAGTTCGCGATCCAGCAGATCGACCGCCTCAATCCGATCCGCGACCTGATCGCAGAGAAGGGCCGCGTCGACAGCGCCACCGGCCTGCAGTTCCTGGACGAGCAGGTCAACCGGGCGATGAATACCCCCACTGCTGGTGTGCAGGCGGCCTGGGGTGACTGCTACCGGAGCATCCTGGCCGGCACCGTCCGAGAGGTGGTGTTTGCACCCCAGACGTTTACGGTCGATCAGCTGACGCTGGACCTGGCCGGCGTGGTGGTGGACCCCGAGACGATGGCGGTCAACTTCGAGCAGAACCCGCTGCCCACCCTGAGCCAGCTCTCCTTCAAGATCAAGGACGTGAACCCCCGGAGCAAGGTTGCCCGGAAGCAGGAAGCCCTCCAGCTTCAGCAGCAGTTCCAGATCGACGTCGATTCTTTCCTCCTGTTCGCTCTCAAGGAGGGTCTCGACTTCGCGATGTGGTCCGACGAACATCAGTCGGCCTACGAGTCCGTCGTTCGGAACTGCCTCCTTCTCTACGGCGACGGCAAGGTCCCGGGCCAGGTGGTGCTTACTCCCCAGACGGTGAAGCCCGAGTTCCAGATGCGGGTCCTCAATGCGTTCATGGCAAGCCCCATCATGGCGATGGCGGAAGCCGAAGTGCAGAACGCCTTCATCGGATACCACAAGACCCTGATGAGCTTTATGGGTCTGGTACTTCCGAACGCCCTTCCCAATCCTGACGATGTGGCTATGCTGGGCAAGCTGGATCAGCAGCTTTCTCAGCTTCAGCAGGCCCAGGGCGGCGGAGCCCCGGGCCCCCAGATGCCGGGCCCGATGCCGGGCATGATGCCCCAGCAGGTGATGTAAATGGACGAACTTGAAGACACCCCCGCAGATCAGATGATCACCCTCGATGATGGCACCGAGGTGTCTCTCTCCGACCTCAAGGCTTCTCACAAGAAAGCTCAAGAGCTGAGCGAGGAGAACGAGGTCCTGCAACAGGACCTGGATCAGGTTGGATACCTGTTTCAGGCGGACTCCACAGCTGAGCAGAAAGAGACTGCGGTTCGCAACATCCTCACCAACTTGGGTTACCAGGCCCAGGAGATCCAGGCTTACTTGGATCAAGCGCGAACCCAGCTCAACCCGGAACCGAAGCCCGCTCCAGACGAGGATGAGGTGGAGGAGATCGAACTTCCGGATCTGCCGGACGAGAACGATGACATCGAGGATTCCAGTGGGGGTAACCCAGAGGCAACCATGAGCGACGAACAGCGTCAGATTCTCCAGCAGGAGCTGGAGGCCCAGCGTTCCGAGATTCACAAGATGCGGATCCGTGAACTGCGGGAGCGGCTTAACGCCGAACTCGACCGGACCCTGGAAAAGAATCCGGAGTTTCAGAAACTTCTGAATGCGTCCAAGTCGCTGCGAGGCGATGAGGGCGTCGAGCAGGCGAAGCAGACCCTGCGGGCCCAGCTGGAACAGCAGGCCCTGCAGCGAATGCAGACCCGGCGGGCAGCATCCGGAACCTTCGAGGACGCATGGATGTCCGAGGAGGTCGAGAAGGCTGCGGAGCCCGTGCTTGGTACTTTCCGGTCAGTCATCGGCGACATCGACAAGCTTGGTCGTTCGTCGGAAACAGTCACCGGCCTTGATGCGGAGGAAATCCTCCGTAGTAAGCCAGTCGCAGAACCTGAATGGGCGCCGGGAGCCACCATCAGCGACATCGAGTCGCAGGTCAAGAGCTTCACGACGGACACCATCAAGCGAGCCCTGGCTTCGTCTCCCGGTGAATCCCCAATCTGACCTGAAGGAGCCACAAAATGGCATTCGCAACCACGGGGTCGATCTTCGACCGCCAGTCCAACCGCATTCAGGAGGTCCTCAACAAGAGCCTCCGCGTCTTCCTCGCCGGACTTGATCCGGTGTGGCGTGACAACGTCGTGACCAGCCAGGGCGTCGGCAACTCCGGCGACCTCGGCCGCGATCTCAAGATCACCAAGCTGTTCATGGGCAGCCTCACCGGCGTCATCGAGGCTGGCCAGGGCTTCGGCGACAAGGACCTCTACGGCGATGTGACGTCGGCGCTTGGCCCGCTCATGCACACCCAGGCGGCGAGCCAGGCGTACCCGAGCCCGCTTGAGGGTCCGAACGCCACGGCGTACCGCCTCGCCATTCCGATGCGCTCGCTCGTGACCAACCTGATGATCACCCTCGGTGAGAAGCAGGCTGACGCGACTCCGGCGCTCATCGACCAGGTCGTTGCTCCGAAGCTGACGGCGTTCGCCCGCAACATGGCGCACACCCTCTGCAACTACTGGTACCTCTCGCAGAACGACACCTACAAGCTCTGCACGATCACCAACGCCACTGTCGAGAACGCGATTGCGACCGGTACCCACCGGATCACGTTCCAGCCGGACAACCAGGCTTGCCACCGCTTCAGCCGGGGTCAGCGCGTTGACCTCCTCTGGAACAAGGCCCCGGTTCTCGGCAAGCGCATCAACGACTCCGATGACCAGGACGACAGTGGTCTCGACCTCGCCGGGTCGAACCGTGGTACTCGCATTCAGCTGGTGGTCGAGAACGTCGATCCGCTGACGAACAAGGTGACGCTCATTCTTCAGTCGGGAACCAGCTCGACGGCCATCAGTGTTCTTCGGGATAACGCAGTTGGCGCCGCTTTCATTTCCAACATCAACGAGCTCAACAACGACGCGGATGTGGTGTACGCCAACAGCCACCTCCTCGACAACAAGGGTGGCACCACGTTCAAGGGCATTGCCGGCATCAACAGCTGGCTCAAGGCCGGTGA